CTGATCGACCTGTGCTAATGAGGTAATAGCCTCGATAGTCTCTTGCTGCCGATTCTTAAAGCTAGGGCCAGCTCGACAGATAACATCGTAAGTTCCCACCGACAGGTCGTTGACAGTGACAATCTCGCCAGTTTCCTTATCCATTACTCGCTGATTGATTTCAGCCATGTCAAAGGTTTCATCTTCGCGCAGGACTCGCACCGTTCTCTCTGTGTCATAAACAGTAGGAATGGCATCCTTGAGTAGCTTGCCAGTAGCCGTTATCGCTATCTCCATGCTTCGGCTATAGGTGTAGGTTGTATTGTTACCCGCGTTCTGGAGCTGCTTAATAGCTACCCCAGACTGGTTATTGACGCTCTCGCCCATATTGGCCGCAAACATACCAGAAGTGGTTGCCATCATCCCCTGCATTGCCGTAGAAACAGTTCTAAGACCAGCATTGATCTGCGCCCCGCCTTGTTGCTGCGGAACCTGCGGCATCTCTGGGTCTGGGTTAAATATCTGCACCGGATCTGAATTAGTGTTTAAGGTCTGTAGCTCTTTCTCATGGCCTAGAGCCTGTGTAGAGGTCATCCAGTACTTCGCCCTTGGAGCCAATGCACCCTCGGCAATCTCTCTGGATAGCGCGTAATTCATGACTCTTTGCGGATCGAGTAGCTTCTCTACAACGCCCCAATATATCGTCTTCGCCTCATTAATCTTAAAATTGCCGTAAACAGGCACGACAGGAATTCGGTTAAATACTGTCTCTTTCTTCTCTTCAAGCCAATCTCCCGCGTCAAAGAATCGTGAGCATACTTTATGAGATTTGCGCTTGCGCCTTCTAACCTCGGTAACACCCAGAGCCGCCAAGTCATCAATGACAGACTGAAAGTCATCATCAACTTCATGGGTCTGCCCATTGGACATCATTACAAGCTCTCTCTCATGGGACTCCACATAGAGGAACTCGCCTACCCTGATTACTTCGGCCTTGTCGTAATAGGCATCCCCATCTCTATCATCGGACAGAGATTGCTCCGAACCTTCGGGCCAGCGGCTCTTGTATTCCTCAGTGGATATTGGATGCAGAACAAAGCAATAACGTGAATCTGACTTGTCCTGAAGCTCTGCGGATGGATCAAACCAGACTCGATCTAGTGGGTTTGCGATCTTCTCAATCAGCAAATCTTGGTCAAACGAATTATCATCCACAAACTTATGCACAACCCGCCAAGCGTCAAAGCCAGATGTAACCATGCCTCTAGCGGCCTGACCGTAGATTTGGTTAGAGTTACTCATATTCTCGATGTTGCGTATAAGTCCATCAAAGGTGCTTGCAACGGCCTTTGTAGCCTTTCCGCCCGCAGGTGATACCCTAATATCAAAATCAGCCTGTTCAATCTCAGAAGACACTTGAGCGACTATGGGGTTGCATTGATCAAAGGTATAGCGGGGCTTGCCGTCATTGGCATTCCACCAATATTGTTCCCACTGGCCTGTTCTCTGATCTAGGAAAAGATGGGCTTCTCTGGCGTGTTCTCGCAAGTCGTTGTCAGCCTCTTGACAAGCCGTCAAAAGATTGACTACTTTGGCGTGATCGTCATATTTGTCATAATATGACATGGTGTCGAATTCTTCTTCCTGACCCTCATATTCGACCTCCTCGACTTCCTCGACCTCTATCTTTTCCTCTTCCATTTTTAACCCCAACCGCTAAAATTAAGTTTTACAGCATTCTGCTGCGTTGCTTTGGGCGAGAACATCGCCATCATCAAGGAATCGCCCATATTCGGGGAAGGGAGCTGGTAAGGCTTCTTCGCCATATCGATCTTGCTCATTATCTGGATTTTACCACTGTTTGAGCGTTTCTGCGGTATTCGGCAGACTTCACTGCGTAATTGGTCAAGAACCTCAATATCTGAGGACAAGGATATAAGTTCGTCAGGATCAATGTATTCGCCCTTCTCTACCGCCCTGTAAGTAGCGTGAAACCTATCTCTGAGCTTCCACCAATACTGCGCCCTCTTGTTTAGGAAGGTGTCCCTATTGGTCTTTGAGTCCTTTCCTGAGTAGGGCAGGTTGCTATCATCTGGTGACTCAGAACCTCTGAACTGGTGCTTCTGAATCTTGGTGGACTCAAGCTCCTGATCAACTTGCCGCTTTAATGAAATACCTAGCCCATCGCAATCCCATACCAACCAGTCAGCTTGTGCATCTCTGGTCTTTTCTAACGCCCAATCCATGCCCTCGTTGGAGTCTCCTGTAACCTTCTCGCAGACATCAAGAATTACCGACCCCTTACGCAAGGCAAAGCCCTTACTGTCTCCACCCTCATCTGAGGGATCGTGAGAGGCTATAACAGCACCACTTGCCTCAAATCCTAGCTTCTTGTGTGAATCAATTGCTGCATCGTACCATTCTGCGGGAATGATACTGTCATGAGCCTGATCCATGAATTCCCCAGACCACACATGAGCGAAAAGTGCCGGAGACATTCGTGTTTTGTCACCGTCCATTTCACGAATTAAGACTTCTGGAGCCATTTTATTGTCTTCAATGTTAATTTTAACAATTAAATGGTCTTCATCTTCATAATAGCCATTTCTAGCTAGTTCTTTTTCAAAAGGCTTGATGAATCTCTGGCTGAATGCGTCAACAGAAGATCGAGGGTTAGCAGAAAACCATATCTCTGATCCTTCCTCGCGCAGTGTTGGCGTTAAGGCTTTGAGTGAGTCAAAGCTAATAGTCTGGGCTTCTTCAACCCAAAACCGTTGAAAACCATGAGAAGACTTAACTGCTTCTGGATCACGGGCCAAGCCCTTAAATTTAAAAACAGGATCATTGTTAAACAATATTGCGTTTTTTTGAACACTAAACCCTTGCAGTCCTAGACGTTCAATTTCAGCTTTTAAAAGAGAGTGAACAGAATCATCAATTGAGTTCTGATACTCACGAAAGCAAAGAGTGTGAATACCTTTCATCTGAGCATCCACAAGGCATAAATCAGCAAAAGTCATGCTTTTCCCTGATCCTCGGCCACCTATAGCTATTTTAAATCGTTTAGGCTCTCGAAATAGTCGCAGTTTTTTTGGCAGATACATTTTAGGCATTATTTTTCTCTGCTCACACCTTTAGTTTTTTCAAATGTACGCATAGCTCCAAGGCCCAACATACCCATCAGGACGGTGGTCAAAAGCGATGTGTCTACGTCAGGGACTGTAACCCAGATGCCTAGAATAGGAGATATTATTGTTGAATACAGCAAGGCTAATCCACATATCCAGCCGATTGCTGGCCTCCAGCCTGCTACAAACAAGCTCTTATGGGCAGCTTCAACCTTATTAACTTCTATCTGAGCAGACATCTGTCTATCTGCCATAGTAGCGATCTCGTGCGACAGCTTTTCTCTGAGGTCTTTATCTGGGATTACCTTATCCAAGATAGCGGAGACAGGCCCGATTAGGGCGCTAAGTGAGGCAAGCATTTAGATAGCTACCAGAGCTATGGCAACAATTGCCAGAATAACTATAACGCCGCCAATATGATGATGCTTTGAGGTCTGCACTAATCTCCAAACAGGCCCACCGATCTTTGCTAATGCGTCTTTTATCATTTTAAGTTCCTTAGTTGATAGCCAAAGTAAAAACTAGTCCCGTTAGTCCAATCATCAATATCACTAATCCAGCAATAAGTTTTACAGCTAGATAAAAATCTTCTTTTTTTCTGTCCTGAATTATCTTTCTTCGATTAGCCTGCACAATATTAAAGTCTCTGTCTTTTTGTATATTTGCTGCATTGCGTTGTATGCTCTGCCACTGCGGTGAGCGCCCTGCGTCAGAATAGGCTTTACCTATCCGTTTCATCATCACCTTTATCTTTTGGCTTTCTTGCTCTATTAATATCGCTTCTTCAAGAGCAGAACCTGCATAGCCGCCTTTGTTTTTCTTTACCTCGGCAATCTTTTCTTCAACTTCTTTTTTAGACGCAAAGAAAGAGAATATTTCACTGCTCATTGAATCTAGGTCTTTTTTTCGGTCAAGACCTGACCTCACCAATTTACAGGCTTTATCAAAAGAAGAAATTAATAGAGCAATTTCGCCAAGCATAGATCACTGTTTATCCGTAAACACATTGAAATATGCGCCCGCCATTAGTGCGGCTAGGAACAGCGTAGTCAAAGCCTGAACAATAGTTTTGCCTACCGTTCGCTTTGCAGATCGCCAAGAATCCAGTAGTGATCGAAGCTCAGATACATCTGTTATCAATTCTTTATCCTCGCTGCCAAGTCCAAGATTTAGCAACGCTTTTTGTGCGCCCA